AGCAGCCGCGGGTAGCGATATAAATAATGCACCTAGTATTGCAGTAAATCTTGGTACCGAGATTAATGTTTTTGTAGAAGGCGCTGATGCCGCTAAAGGAGTTCAATTACCAAGTATTCGTAATATTGGTTTAGCATATTCATCAAGTATAGGATCAGCCGGCAATGTAATAGGACCAGGTGAAGGTTGGAATGAACAAGACAGCGGAAATCCAACCGGTATGACATATATGATAGTAAATACAAGTGATGAAGCTTTACTAGTATATCCTGAAACTAGTCAACAAATATTGCCTTTATCAGCAAATGTGCCAGTAGTTATTCCAGGATACAATAAATGTGAATTTTTATTATCTGGATCAGGCGATCATGGTTCATGGTGGCCATTCTTTACTAGTGGTTCAACATCTAATGCTGTTTAACTAATTAAATACATATTTATATAAAAGGAGTTACATATGACTTGGAGAAGTAAAAGTAAGTTGCGAGCAAATGCAATTAAACATGGTTATAGATCAGGATTTGAACATAAGGTATCAGACCAGTTAAAAGAAAATAAAGTTAAGTTTGAATATGAAACTACAGTAATACCATATATCAAACCAGAAACTAAACATACCTATACAATTGATTTCACATTACCTAATGGTATATTAGTTGAAACAAAAGGTAGGTGGGTTATAGAAGATAGAAAGAAACATCTATTGATAAAGAAACAACATCCAGAACTAGATATTAGAATGGTATTCATGTCAGGTAAGACAAAAATAAGAAAAGGTTCAAAAACTACTTATGGAATGTTTTGTGATAAACATGATATCTTATGGTCAGAAAAGACTATTCCGGAAAGTTGGCTAAAAGAGAAAAAAAGCTCGTAAAAAATTTGACCTTACGAGAAATAATCGATATATTAAGTATATATAACTTTTATGATAGTTAATCTTGAATAAAACATTATTATTGTAAATAGTAATGCTAATATAAACTGAATGAGTAAATTTTCCTTAATCACACTTTTAGAATCTGTTTTAAATAAAGGTAAAACTACATCTAATGATAACATTGCATTTAATTGTCCTTTTTGTCATCATCATAAAAAGAAACTGGAAATTGATATAGTTACTCAACGTTGGCATTGTTGGACATGTAATGTAGCAGGCCGTAAGTTGGTTATATTATTTAGAAAATTAAATATTCAACGTGAAAAGATTTCAAAATTAATACAACTAGTAGATGAGGTAGAATATAAGCCAAGTAAAACTTCAACTGATACTCCAGTATTACATTTACCAGAAGGATATAGACCATTATGGGAATTAGATAGCACATCTCCAGAATATAGAAATGCAATTTATTATCTGAAAGGTAGAGGTATTAATATTTACGATATTTTAAAATATAGAATTGGTTATTGTCGTAAAGGATTATATTCAGGAAAAATTATTATTCCAAGTTATGATGAAAATTTAAGTTTAAATTATTTTGTAGCAAGAGCCTATTATGAAGAAGATAAATGGAAACATAAAAATCCACCAACTTCAAAAGATATAGTAGGATTTGAATTGCATATAAATTGGAATATGCCAATTGTGTTAGTTGAAGGGGCATTTGATGCAATTGCAATAAAAAGAAATACAATTCCATTATTTGGAAAAACAATATCAAATACATTAAAAATGAGAATTGTAGAAAAAGGAGTAAAACAAATATACATATGTTTAGATCAAGATGCCAAAAAACAAGCATTAGAAACTGCTGAGTATTTTATGGCAAATGGTATTGATGTATATTTTGTAGATTTAACATCTGGTGATCCTAGTGAAATAGGTTTTGAAAAGATCAAAAGAATATTAGAATTAACAACCAGAATGAGTTCAGAACAATTAATGGAACAAAAGATTTTATGCGCATTATAGATATAGGAATAGAAAGGATAGATAAAATTTATCACATTGCAGATGTACATGTTAGGAATGTGAAACGACATAAAGAATATCAATTAGTATTTAAACGATTGTATTCTTATATAAAGAAAACAAAAACCGATAATTCAGTAATATATGTGGCTGGAGATATAGTACATGCCAAAACAGATATGTCACCTGAATTAGTAGGTATTGTATCAGATTTCTTTAGACAATTGGCAGATTTAGCTCCTACATTAATAATTACAGGTAATCATGATTGTAACTTAAATAATAGCTATAGAATGGACGCCCTTAGTCCAATCGTTAAAGCCTTAAATCATCATAACATACATTATCTTAAAGACAATGGTATATATTGTATTTCCGAAGTACACTTTAACGTATTATCAGTTTTTGATAAGCCAGTAGATTACATAAAAGCAGACGATTTTGATGGAGATTATAAAATTGCTCTACATCATGGTTCGGTTCATAATGCATCAACTGATGCAGGATTTGTATTAAGTAATACTCATGTTACTACAGAAATGTTTAAAGGACATGATTTATCATTATTAGGAGATATTCATAAGCCACAATTTCTAGATGAAGAAAAAACCATGGCATATGCCGGTTCATTAATACAACAAAATCATGGAGAAGGATTGACTCATGGAATTATGGTATGGGATCTAGAAACAAGAAAGTCAGAATTTGTAGAAATTGTAAATGATTATGGATATTATACATTTCATATAGATGAAGGTAAAATTACAAATCCAAATGCAAAAGTTCCATTACGTCCAAGATTAAGATTTAAAGTTAAAGATACTGATTCTGGAACACTAAAACAAATTATTGCAGGCATCAAATCAAAATATAAAGTACAGGACATTTCAATACAAAAAATAAATGCATTAAATACAACTGATGCTGCCAAAAAAATTAATTTTGGAAACATAAGAGATGTTGAATGGCAAAATAAAGTTATTACAGAATATTTGACAGACGAATATGCATTAGACGATGAATTGTTAGATACTGTAAGACATATAAATAGAACTATTCATTCCAAATTGCCAACAAGTACTTTAACAAGAAATATAACTTGGACGCCAAAACGATTTGAATTCTCAAACATGTTTTCATATGGAGAAGACAATGTTATTGATTTTTCAAATATGAATGGAACATATGGAGTATTTGCACCAAATGCATCAGGTAAATCAACATTATTAGATGCCATGGCATATTGTTGTTTTGATAGATGTTCTAGAACAAAAAGAGCAAAACATGTTTTAAATAATAAAAAGAGTGGCTTTAGTTGTAAATTTGAATTTGAGTTAGGAAAATATAATTATTTTATTGAAAGAAAGGCTCGTAAACATAATAATGGACACGTTAAAGTAAATGTAAATTTCTGGAGAATTGATAAAGATGGCAATGAAGAATCACTTAACGGAGATCAGAGAGATACTACAAATAAAAGTATAAGACAATATTTAGGAACATATGAAGATTTTGTTTTAACTGCCTTATCATTACAAAATAATAATACTGGATTTATTGATAAAAGTCAAAGAGAAAGAAAAGAATTATTATCGCAGTTTTTAGATATAGATATTTTTGAACAGTTATATCAAATAGGGCATGAAGATATTAGAGAGACCGCAGCTATAATAAGAGAATATAAGAGAAAGGATTTTTCAACTGACTTATCTAATGCCAATACAATTATTACAGATAATACAGGTTCATATGAACAAATGAAAGAAGATAAGACAGAACATGAAGAAATGAAAACTAATTTGAATGATATCATTTTTTCACTGACAAAAGAGTTAAAGAAAGTTGATGATACATTAAGAACTCCGGAAGATATTGAATCAGAAATTGAAAGGATGGAAGATGAGCTGGAAGAAGTGATTGCAGATCGAGATACTCAAAAAGAAATGATTCGTGAACAGAAGAAACTTATAAAAGAAACAAATCAAAAAATTAAAAAAGTAGATGTTGATAAATTAAATAAACAGATAGATGCTATAACTAAACATAAGGCAGATATTATTACATTAAAAAATGCTGTAAAAGTTAAACAATTGAAAATTCAACATGCACAAAAAATGGTATCTAAATTAGATAAACATGAATGGGATGAAAATTGTGATTATTGTATGGCTAATCCATGGTTACATGAAACTAAACAAGTTGCAGATTTTTTACCAAAATTAATTGACGAGGAACAAAAGATATTATTTGATATTGATGATATTGGAAATGAGATAGCTGATTTGTTAGAACAAGAGCCCCAAGAAAAATTAACAACATTAGCTAATATAAAACATTCATTAGGATTGAGTAATGGAACATTAATAACACATGAACATCAATTTGAACAATTTAAATGGAAAATTTATAAATGTCGTGAAGATATAAAATCAAGTAAATCAGAATCAAAAAAGTCATTAAAACAAAAAGATAATATTATTTTTAATGAAAAGAAAAATGGCGAGATAAATGAAATTAGAGATGAAATAAAAACTGTTAATACAGATTTAAGACAATTAGATACAAATCTATTAACATTATCAGGTAAGTTGAAAATGGCAGAAAAGTCAAAACAAGATGCAAATGATGGTATTGATAGATTAAAAGAATTAGAACAACAGTATCAAGGATATGAATATTATCAAAAAGCTGTTAATAGAGATGGAGTGCCATATCAATTAATAACAAAAGCACTTCCACAAATAGAATCAGAGATAAACAATATCTTAAACCAGATTGTCGAGTTTACTATGATATTACATACAGATGGTAAAAACATAAATGCACAAATTGTATATGATAATGATAATCACTGGCCATTAGAATTAACATCAGGAATGGAGAAGTTTATATCATCATTAGCAATAAGAACTTCACTAATAAATGTATCAAATCTCCCAAGACCAAACTTTTTAGCAATAGATGAAGGATTTGGAGTATTAGACTCAGATAACCTAAATAGCATGTATATGTTGTTTGATTATCTAAAATCACAATTTGGGTTTATCATGTGTATTTCACATATAGATGCTATGAGAGACATTGTAGATAAACTAATTGAAATCAAGAAAGTGTCAGGATACTCTGAAATCCAGTCCACCTAATATTTATATCTAAATAGGAGAACTATATGCCAGCTGGAACCTGGAATCTTGGTAGAATAAGGAAACAAGCTACTCTTCGTAATCTTACTGCATTAGACACGATAGTCGTAAGAGATACACAGCCATCATCACCGGATTATTTAAATATAAGTTCATTTCCAGAAACACTTACTGCAGGAAAAAATCTATTTAAAATTCGTGCAAACAATGATAATCTTGTACGAGATTCTGAAATTTATATAGAAATATTAGATTATAATGGCAATCCTGTATATGTCGAACCAATTAATTATATTGAACATGATGGAACACGCGTTATTGCAGTTTATATATATGAAGATACATCACCTGGAACAGCTAAAGTATATATTGGAGCTCGTGCAAAACAAAATGCAGTGACTAATCAAAAATATCGATCGAGTAAAGATATAAATGATTCGGATTATTTTAATATACCAAATATGATTTGGTCACGTAATGTGACAATTGCACCAGAAAATGCACAAAACAATACAGAAATAATTTATACTACACAGCCAAGAGCTACTATAAATGAAATTGTACAACCATTTTTACAACCAATTAATTTAGAAAATGTTGCAATAGAACAATCAGGATCTGATAATGACGATGGATCAACTGGAAATTATTCTTTAATAATAACTCCAATACCATCTAGTGTGCCACCTACTACAAATGAAGTACCGGAAGCAGTGCCACAAGGACAGGGAAAAGGAAACTCTCCTAGTAGACAATTTGGTCAACAACAACAAATTGTACCAGCAACATCATTGGTTGGCGGAAGGACAGTATCGGCTACTAGTAACAATTTTAATACAGTTAATAGTTTTTCAATTTTAACAACAACAGGATTTCCTTTATCAGCATCGATGGAAGGTGGTACAATAATTGTTCATAATCCAATTGTAGAAACGCAAGATCAAACATTCATTAACGCATCAGGCCAGGCATTGCCTAGTACTCAATTTAGTAGTGATCAGTCAAATACAGAAATTGATCCTGATAATCCAATTACTTCCGGTCTAACTGATATTCCATTATCAGGAAGTTATATATTTGGAATATCAAATGTCTTAACATCTACAAAGGCTCGAATATATCAAATTGAAGGTTTTAGAAATATACAAGATAATACAATTGGGGCATTTAATGCTAAATTAATATCAACCCAAACATTGGGTGCTGCATTAGTAGGCGCTGCATTAGGTGGTGCAAGTGCTGGAGGAGGATTTTATAATGTTAATGCAATTAAAGCTTCTACAAATTTTACATGTAGTTTTATTGAACCACTTCAAACTGTAGTAACTCAACAATCGCAATCATTTGCAGAAATAGTATTAGGCAATACAGATCCATCTACAGGCGATGTACACCATGTTCGAACTCAATTTAAGCCAGGAGGTCAATTTGGTAATTTTGTAGATCAGGGTACAACATTAATTGAACAAACAGAAATATTAGAAGATTCGGGTTCAACAGAAGCTCAAGCTTCTATAGGAGCTATTTATAATAGAATAGGATTTTTTACAAGTTTAGGTGATTTTGGGACATATTGGACAGCAAGTGGTGGACCAGTACTACCAGAAGTAGAAATTGAACCTCAATTCTTTCCTGATGTGTTAATGAGTGGAATTGTATTAAATCCTTCAGTTAGTTCATTTAGTGCTACACCAGCCGCAGGTCAAAGATTTGGATTAATACATATAACATCTTCTTACTTACCACATTTAGCAAATGACGTTGAATATATATTCACAATGAATGCTACAGCAGATCATTCTATACCATCTGCACATCCACTTATTGAACACCCTAGAATTGACATATATGTTTCAGGTAGCGAAAATGGACAAATTTTAGCTAATGGTGATTTTATTGAGCAGCATCGGATTACAACACATAATATTGATGAAACATTAGTAGATGTTTTAGAAGATGGCGGACTTCTTGGAAGAAGAATATCAACATTAGAATTTAGTCCTAGTGCAAGTTTATTTCCAATGGAATCTAGATTTACATCGACAGCAGATCAAAACATTGATGTTTATATAGTAGTACGTAGTGGAAAATGGACTATAGCAAATGTGAGTATAAAAACATTAAAACAGACCGGATTTACTCCAAACTATGTACGTATATTCCAACGAGTACCAACAGAATTTTTAGATACTCCATTAACTTTTAAATTTAATTATTATGACTATCAAGGAAATGAAGCAGATGTAGAAACGGTAGTATATCCAGTTGTATTTAGTGGCGATAACATG